CCATGTGTGTAGGTCATTATTAATACGGTGGAAGTCAACCGCATAGCAAAATCCGTCATTTTGTTCCATGTGCCAACTTCCGCGCCAGATGCCCTGACCATCCAGCCCCTTGGTACCGAAGCGCCGGTCGGGGTTGGCAGCGAGGTTTCCCCTACCAGAGAGGTACTTATTATAGAAGTACATCTGTTGGGCGTAGGACCGGCAGCCTGAGGAGACGGAGACACGCCCACGGATGCGGGGGTCATCGAAGAACGCCTCCAGACGCTTCTTAAAGCGCGGGTGTAGGAGAGAGAGGTCTACGTTACTCTTGGTGGTCGGTATCATGCTGACTCCAGTGCTGTTAGCCGTGTGGTTAGTTCCTGTATCGCCTTAATCATAGGCGAGATTAGTTCGCCGTACCTCAGAGTCTGTTCTTCATGCTCCTCAACAGCGTCATGCCCCTCCATCAGAATGGTTCCGTTGTCGTTATACGTTGTCTCCAAGGCATCGCTAGCCGGAATAGTAGCCTTGGCCCAGATGGCTGTAGTAGGAGCAGCAGCGCCCAGCACGCTCTCCACTTCTTGAGCCAGCAGTCCGTAGTGCGTCCTAACCCCAGCGTCCCCACCACCACGGTCGATCCACTTGAATGACACTGGTCGGAGGGCGTTGATGAAGTCCAGTCCCAGATCAGAGTCAGAAATGTCCGTCTTGAAGTTTTGATCCGAGTGGCTGTGAGGCTGGTTAACTAGATGGATGTCCTGCCACCGGTAACCAGTGGTGCCTAGGTCGTAAAAATTATCCGTGAGTGGGTAAATAGTTCCACCCCACCTACAGTGACGATTAAAGTAGTACGAACGACTGGTGTCTATGTCACTAGTAATGTAGCAATACTCGCCACCACCGGAGTCATACGACGGGGATATATTCACGTACCTCTCAAACGTGCCTGACGGAGAAGTGTGCGTCCCCGTGGATCTAACCGTTAACCCACCAGTAGTGGCGTTGTCATGGCCGGTGTGTTGCAGGTTGTACTTAGCGTTATCAATGTCATAGACATACCAGTCACCCTCAGCACCCGCAGCACTGCCTGCCCCCATGACGGTCTTGTGCAGCATCATGGTCGCTCTAGTGGTGTACGTGGCGTTCCCGCCGGGGGTGATCTTTATGGCAGGCCATGATGAGTTGGTCGCCTTGACCACTAGCGGGTAGTAGAGACCACCTGAAGGTTCCGTCTCCGCAGTGGGGGTGTTGACCCTGATCTGTCCGCTGGTCCGGTCGACCTGTAGAACAGCGTCATCCCCGGTTCCGAACCGTGTGTTCAGGCTATCATCAAAGGTGTAGGGCGGGTCAGGTGGGACCGTGGTGTTGATCCAGAAGACGTTGGTATAATCCTCATCCTCACGGCACACCACGATGGTGTCACCTACGTCAGGCACCAGCCACTTACTGTTAGCAGCGTGGATCTCCCTACCCCATAAAGAGATGGGCACGGCTCCTGTGAGACCCGTAACTGACGGGATCATTACCTTGATCTCGCCCGTAGCGGAGTCTGAGGATACTACCTTGGCACGATGAACCTGAGAGTCAGTTAGTGGAGTACTCATGCGTCCTCCGACTAGTGGTAACCCACCGTTTATTCGTGCCTGCCAAGGGAACCTCGTTGAGTTTGGGAAGGGGTGCAGGATCGTACGCCATCAAGGTGGGGAGACCCGTGTAACTGGAGCCGGTGGTGCTCCTACCCAAGCCGAACTCGGAGACGAAGTGCCCTCGATTGAACTGCATACTCATCTCTCGTACCAGCCATGCCCCATCAAAGTTACTGTTAAAGCCATTCACCTCTATAGCACTACCGGGGATGGGTCCTGCTACACCTGTGGTAGTTACCTTTGCAGTGTAGGCATCAGAGTGCGCTCGCTCGGCTAACAACTTTCGCCTAGCATCCTCGGGCGACTGGGCTTCGACTGCCATCACGTCAGTGAGGCTAGACTGCACGGCAGTTCCATACCCTGTGGTTCCATACAAGTCTGATGACTTTACGGTGTGTTCGCTACCCGCTGAGTCCATCAACACCAGCGTCTTTGTGTTTACGTCTCCGCTCCATGCTGTTCCAAAGGAACCCTCAAACTCATAGATTCGTCCGGGGGCCCTTGATGCGGGCCCTCCTGAGGTGTTAACAGACTCCAGAACAGCCGAAGGTGCGCCGTAGCGCACGGCAGTCTGAGGATTCCACACATGGATCTCAGTACCATGTACGTTCACGGCCAGACCCGACGCTACGCAGGCTTGAGTCAGCGTGGCCCAGTCTGACTCACCTCGTTGTGACAGCCGGGGGATGGTTGGAGTGTTATTAGGACAAGAAAACGAAAACTGATAGTTAACCGACATAGACTTAACCATGTCCAGTACCTTAAAGTCGTTCCACATCTTGGTGCGCTTGCCACGCATCAAGGAACTGGCCCCTAAACAATGCACCCACGCTTCCTGAAACAGGCTACGGTTGGCACGCCCGCTAGTGACCGTGTGTGTAGGCTGTACGTGATTAATGTACCCACAGAATATAAAACCGTCATTGTACCCCACGTCCACCACTACCCTGACTGGTAGATCCACGTAGTCAGTCACGGACAGAGGACTGATACCTCCTAGAATAAATCTAACGTGATCGTGCTCGTTCTCTTTGAGGTTGATGTCGATACGCTCAATAGCGCCATGGTCAAACCCGTCGATGTCCACGTAGATGCTATGATTCGGGGCCTCAGGTTGACGAGGTAGGTTTACCTTTGCCATAGCCTATACCGCTGGTATTCTAAGGCGGGTTCCAGTCGGAATCTCATCAGGAAAGGGGACATGGGGGTTGAGATCAGCGATCCTCCAGTACTGGCTGGGGTCCCCCAACCACTGGGAGGCGATCTCTTGGAAAGTCTGTCCCTGAATGGACACGATAGTAGAATACCTACCAGTTGCCTTTGCCTTACGCTTGACCACAGCCGCCCCGTTCTGGTCAAGCACCTGCTTGTAGCGAGAGAATGGTGCTAGTGCCATTATTTAAACTTGCTTCCCATTGACTTATACCCCCCAAACAAGTTTGATGATATGTGAACTTCCTTGGTACGTCCGATCCAATAGGAAGTTTCAGCCGATGATCCGAGCAGCGTCCCGTGTTGGGGGTCCCACCTTACCATTCCTGCCCCTGAGTCATACATATGACCATCGAAGTGCTGACTACCACGAAGGTCTCCTTTGTGGGACTGGTTGTCGTCACCACCCGTCTGCCATGGAACACCGATGGGGTCAGCGCCGTAGCCATTGTAGGCAAGAATGCCGTAGGGGGTCTCTCCTCTATCCACTCCCATTCCCTGTAGTTCTCCCTTTAGCCTGTGTGACCTATCTGTTCCAAGTTCGACTCCCAAGGTTTCGGTTGGGGTCAGAACTTCAGACCACTCAAAGCCTGCCCCACGGGAAATAAGTTCAGAGTTCGTGGTACGTGGGGACACGGCCATCCATCCGGTATTGGAGAAGGTGTGACCATCGTACTTCAGAACATTCTTAATCAGCAGACGCATTTGGTAGTGTACGGTGAAGTTTCTAGAACCAATCACCAACCTTGACCGCCAAGCGTCGCTGGTGTCATCAAGGTCGTAGTCTTCCTCCCCAGTACCTTCCTTCTCAAGGTACGGGAACGGAACAAAGTCATCATCCCTGTTGGCAGCATTGCCAGATGCTGTTCCGTTAGCCTTGTCCCAGAACCCGTTGGCTAGGTAATACTTAGTATCTTCCTCTTCCCACCTCAGTGGTGTCTTGTTGGGTAACTCTATGAAGATGTAGTCGTCGTCCTTTATATGTATGTTTTGAGTTTCTATAGTAAAACTCTTCATACGCAATAAGTCACCGTAGGTACCCGGCTTGACGTACTTGTACGGGGCAGACTTGTGGTGGGAAGTGATGGGGAACGACCGAGTGAGGGCCCCGTTACCAGAACCAGACTGACCAGTCTGTGTGCCCGTGAACCCGTTCTGAGTCGTGGATTGGTTGGTAAACGCAGTGTACAGACCATCCCTGAAAGCGATCTCTTCCGACCCAGATGCTCCACTACCGGCCCCGGTCAACCCACACAGGTTGTCGTAGCCGAACCCTAGCAACTTCTTACGCTGACCTGTGGGCCATGTACCGAAGAACACAGACGCCCTGTCGTTGGGATCGGAGAACCCACTGTCACCACCATTGGTGGTAAGCCAGTCGATGTCGTCCTTTGTACCCTTAAGACGTGCCCTGATGGACAGTCCCAAGTGGACCTCCGCTGACAGGCTCGTCCGTGAGAAGCCCGCTTTGTTGCCCCGCATTGCTTCACGTAGATATGTTCCCAACGGGTTGTTGCCCGTGTAGGGGTCTAGGTATGAGATGGGGGTGAGTGTGAAGCCACCTTTAACCTTTACAGCAACGGAGTGAACAGCAATGTCTGCACCCGTGCCACTGTCCTCGTACTCATCGTTGTCTTCGCCAGCACGTCCCTCCGTCCCGTACTCCGACCTGTGGTCTGTGAAGTGGGTCTCCGGGTCTGCGGGTACATAGTCTCCTATCGCCCCGTCAATAGCAGGGGTGTGGTCCACACCAGTGAGCACTGGTCGTACGTCCCCAAGGCGCTGCAACTCAACGATTACCCCATCGTCTGGCCTCTCCGTGCCATCAATGTCCTCCCCGTCGCTGCTTTCAGACGGACTTTCTCGCTCTGCGAGGTCCATCAGCGTGGTGAAGGTGGTCTTCCTGCGAGCGAACCCCTGATAGATAGCGTGCATTGAGATGTCCACCAGCGCCACGGTGGGAATCATCTCAGGAGAGAACTTCTGGTAGGACACGGTGACCTGATTAACGTACCCGTCAACCATGAAATGCCGGGAGAACACGGCCCTAACAGGGTTAGGGATTAGGAAGGCAGCGTTGTGAGTGTTAGCACTCAGGATGTTGTCCTCGTTGTCCGGGTTGAGTAGGTCCAGTTCTTCGGCAATCTCCATAATGGTGTTGCCTTCCCCTGCCTTGGGGTCCTCTATGATTTGTAGATCAATCAAACGCTGCTGCCGAGCGTGGGCGTAGTCAATCTGAGCCTTACTGATACTCTGTCCAGTAATCCTATCTAAGATGGCAATGTCAGCCAGCACACCCAGTTGAACGGCTGCGGCGGCGGTACCAGTCATTCCTTTATCCGCCCACGCATCTAAACCAGATTCAGCCGATCCTTCTAGATCCCGGGCGTTCAACTTCTTTCGTTCAATGTAGTTGTTCGTTACCTCTGCCTCCCTGTTGAACAACATTGTCCACCCAAAGTTCATGTCACCAATTCCGGGCTGAAGCAACTGCGTGGGGGACTGGTTTATCCACAACTGTGTATCAGTACGAGCAGTAACAGAACGATTAAGGGTGTCTGGATTGAACTGGAAGTTAAGTTTTGAGCCTACCTCGTGCTGTAGTGCTTCATGGACCATGTCTCGTGACGTATTTATCCTGTTGCCGCCCTCACCTAACTCGTAAACCTCCGACAACACACGCATGTACCCACGCTGGATAACGTGGTCTGTATCGAGTTGTCTAGGGAAAGACGTAAACTTAGGGTTCTCATAGGTTGCGGCCAGTGATGTTGAACTCACCCCTGTCATCCCGATGGAGCCGGGATGCACGGCAGAAACGGTGCTACCAGTGGCCCGGTCAGAGAACGATGAGTTTGGACCCGGCATTACGACCTCCTAAGAGACTGCACAACTCGTGAGGTCTCGATCAACTTGATAACTTGGTCTGCCAAACGCTGTGCGTCAACGGCGTCATTCCCAGAACCAGTGAGGTTCAAGGTGGGAGAGATGGTAATAACTTGACCGCTGCCACCTCCCAGCGTGGAGTTCCACGGGCCGGGACCCCACTGGGAGATTGCTGCCGAGGAGGCGTAGTGTGGATCTCCTACAGGGGCAAGTGACGACATACTGACTGGCTGAGTGACGGAAGCGTACTCAACAGGGGTGTACTTCTCGTGATTCCGCTGCAACTTCGTGAGGCTCAGGGCTCCCACAGCGGCCTGTGCCTGACGCTGTACGGCGCTAGACGCAAAGGTGTTACCTCCTCTGGCTTGACCCAGTACAGTGTCAACTGCCGTGTTTCTAGCGTCTGCCGTTAGGGTCACATGCCAGTCTTCACCGGGCGCTGTCTTCAGACCAAACCTAGAAGCGTTCTGAGCGATAAATGGATGTGCTTTGTCTGGTCCCAAGTCTGCGGCTTTACCGGTCTGGTGCTTGGAATCGCCGGGGGGAGCAGCGTAGCCCCTCTTCTTACCGTTAGCGTTCAAACGGTAGTACCTGCGGTCATAAAGCCTATCCCCCGGCTGCTCCTGACCAACAGGAACCGCTGTGTGCCTGCCGTCAGGACCCCCACCAGAGGCCGTGTCCGCAAACAGGTTCCACTGTTCTTGCATTGATCGAACACCGCTTGTGAGGGTCAACTGGGTGGAAATACCACCCTCCGATATTGGCAGGGCGGCTTTGTTAGCCAGAGCCTGTATCCCAGTGCTGCCACCAGAGCCCACCAAAGAAGAGTGCAATCCATATGTAGAGAAGTCTGTTGTAGCAACAGGCTCCGGGTCGCCTAAAGCACCAGCCGCCCCCTTACCCATGGTGTAACCTGCTGTTCCTCCCAAAAACGCCGTGGCCGGGTTGAAGCCGCCCCCTATAAACCCTGCGAGTCCACCTAGAGCAGCACCCGCAAATGGTAACGCTCCTCGCCACCACTTGTTGGTCATGCTGATCTGCCCCCCGATGAGGGTGCTAAGGGTGTCCTCCAACTTGCCGAAGACCTCGATCAACCGCTGGGTGTTCTCTTCTAACTGTTCGTAGTTGTCAATCTGACGACGATAGAAGTTTTCTTGACGATCCATTTCCTTCGTACGAGTACGCTCAAACTCAGTGGCGTACCCCTCTTGTACACCCATACGACTGCGGTGCTCCGGGTTGGAGGGGTCATACATCCCCTCCCCACCCTTGTTTCGGAACTGTACGTTCTCTTGAGCGTACTGAATGACAAGATCCTGCATGTCCATAGGTAGCCCGGTGCGGGCCAAGTTGGCACGGGTCATTGACCCGGGCTGCAATGCTCCCTCCACCATCGCTGAGTTAGTCAAACCCAGACGCTGTACAGTGTTACGCACTACGTCCATTGGGTCACGGGCCGTACCACCCGGACCATAAAGCCCCATGCCCAACATCATGGTCATCAGGTTGGACGACCCCGGTTGGGCCATCGCCCTAATCATGCTGGTAGCATCTTGGGTACTGTAACCAAAGCCGGAGGCTACCCTGATACCTTCTACACCTTTAGCCATCTGTTTAGCATTGAGGCCAGTGCTGACTTGCAAACCAAGCAGTGGGGTGATGCCCTCAGAACCAATAAGATAATCTGTTAGTGGCTCACGATACTGAGCCTGATACTGTAGTTGGGTTCCACCGTACATCTGACGTATGAGATTCCCCATACGATCAGAACTAAGCATGTATGGGGCAGCCCCCTTAACACGGGCCTGTGTCCACTGCATACCCTGTGTAGCAGCCTGTACGGCTTGGTTGAGGACAAACCCGCCAGTGGACACGGGCTTGTTCAGGTTGGTTTGTGCAGTTCGTAGGTTACCTACGAACTTCTGCCACATACCACTGCTAGACGCTACGGCAATACCACCAGTACCACCAGCCTTGGACCTACCGCCTGTGCCTGTGGCTGGGCCGGGGATTGCCCCTCCACTTACGCCACCGCCCGCTTGGGCTACACCTTGTAGTGTTGTGGTGGTCTGGGCACCAAGAGCAATCATCTTGGTCAACTCATCGTTGATACTCCGCAAGGAGTCCTTTAGAGTTCCAAACTCTCGTGACAGCCCTGTTAAGGACTCGATGTCAGTCTTAAAGCGCGCCTTTACCGTGGCGAACGCCTTCATAGTCTGGTCTGTGGACTCGTTTCCTAGGGACTCAACGTCTTCAGGCATTACGTGTGCCACCTAGCCATGGCACTCCAAAACGATCTCTGCCGGACAGACATGGACTTAATGTCTCGTAGTGTGTAGCCGGGGTAACTTTGAGAAATGGAGTCATAATGCCAATATACATGATTAATGTTAACCGAATAAAAGGGACACCCAGTCGAGTACCATAGAAATGTCTTTACTACAGTAGGCGCACGGGGCATTCACCTCCTCCAGTCTCGGGCCGGGTTGGTCATCCAGCACAGCCTTTACGATGACCTTGCGGTCGGCCAAGGACAATGCTTTGGCCCACTTCTTCCTAACTGCTAGTGACCGGTCATCGTCCCACACAACGCTGTGTACGACAATCTCGGTGTTCTGCACCGCAGGGGTGTCACCCGCAGAAGCAATAGACGAAGCATCACCACCAGTCAGGTACTTAATCTTAACGGTGTTTCCATTACGGAGAGTGACTGTACGGGTCTCTCGTGGATCGGACTTGGGATTATCCATCTCAAAGTCTTCGTCTAGGTTTACCTTTATCTCGTTCTTCTCTTCACAGTCAGGGCAAACCACCGAGAAGGAACGTATGTTCCCATAGGTTGCACGAATAACTCCCATAAACAGGAGGTCCCTATCCCCGATGATTAGGTTATCTAGGACAGACGGGTTGTCTGCCACCTGAATACCACCGACTGACGTGACCGCACGACGTAGCAGGGCTGACGTGTAGTCAGCGTACGACAAGTTATCTTGAGTAGTGAGTCGGTCCAACTCCTCCTCGTCCTCTCCTGTCATCTCAGACACTATGGCCTGATCCTGCCATTTACCTGTCTCAGTATCCCACAACCCACACAACAGTTTCACTGTTGTAGGGGCTGGCTTACCCATTTCAGGTGGGTCATCTGCAATAGCCTCGTTAAACACTTCAGCCTGTTCTGACAACTCTAAACTCATTGATCTCTCCTAGTGTCCTAGATTTATACGTGTTGTTATGGGACTATCACAAGGTTACTCCGGCTACTATGACTCACCAAACCCTACGTCACCATCCCAGAAGACTTCAAAGCCCTCATGGTGCAACTGCAACTGCTGAATCAGAATGCCGTTGTCACCAGCGTTGAGATCACTGATGGAATATGACCCGGGCCAAGCGTTGTACAGTTTGACCTGTAGCCTCTTGGGAAGTTTAACAGTCGAGGCAGCAGACGGGTCAGAGTCGTACTGATAGGAGTCGTTAGACGAAGTTACCGGGTGGTCATACACCGCTACGGAAACGTGGCAACGGTAGTCACTAGGAGCAACTCCACCTTCCATGCCGTCTCCGTTGCCGGTTGACCCTAGGGCAAAGCCCCCCTGCCATGAGTGCATGAACTGCTGCCACTTGTACAACTGGCTTTGGTTGGCGAACATGCCCCGTGCCAACGACACCGGAGCGAAGTCCGACTGACCTACCATCTTGTGTGGATGGGTGTTCATCCCACCTTCCCTGTACGGGATAACTTCATTGGTTACAGCGATACCCGACATCTGGGCAAACCCCAGATTTGGGATACCTTCAGCCAACAGTAGTAACTCGCTGTCCTGCGGGATGATAGACACCCTGAACTTAAAGTTACGCAGTGGATCTGTGCGTAATGATTGTACTGTCATTTACTTACTCCTTAAAGTGTGTCTACTGCGTTGGAACCGCCAGTCCACTGACTGACGTTTACTATTACAAACTCGGTCGGGTACAGCAAAGCCAACCCAACCTCTACGTGAAGTTCACCATTGGCGATGGTGGAGGATGTGTTATTCGTTCCGTCGCATGTCACGTAGAACGCCTGAGTGTGGTTACCACCCTTAAGACCACCCTTGCCCCACAAACCCCTCAAGAACGTAGTGGTCACCTGAACCACCCGTTCCCTGAGATGGGGGTCATTAGGCTCAAACACTGCAAACTGAGTGATCTCCTTCATCTGAGCCTTCACGTAGTTCAATGTCCTACGAATAGGGATATACCGTTCAGGTGAAGTCTTAGCGAGGGTACGAGTTCCATGGATTACCGCACCGGTTCCGGGCACCAGCCGAATGGGATTGACGTTTGCGTTATACAGCGTCCCCTCTTCGGCCTCTGTGTACGTGGCTTTCAACCCGAACACATTGGGAATATCTAGGCTAAACCCAGCCGGGGCCTTAGCCACTGAATGTAGCCTCTCAGCCCTCAAGTACACAGCCGTAACCGCTCCGCCCAAAGCGTTGGTGCGTAGAGCAGATGGTCCCGTCTTAGTCGGGTCAGGGCCAGTAACTGCGGGGTAGTACACCGCCCCGTAACTAGTGTTGGTGTACGCCGCAACTGCCGTTACAGCCTGAGACGCTGTTGTTGCTGTTGGATCAGGATCAATAATGACAAACCCTGTACCCCTGCCAGCAGCATAGGACGTAGCGGCGTTGACCTCAGACGACCCGTACACCCCCGGCAGGTTGATGAGCAAGTCACCAGTTACCTGATCCATATAGGCAATGCTTGTGGTGTAGTCCGATGCCACAACAGCAGTCCCGTCAGAGCCTCCCACAAGCGAGTAGGTTCCTGCGGTAACCGAAGTGTTAGTAGCCTTAGCAGGCGTAGCGACAGAGGATACCGTCACATAGTCAGAGTACGTGTCAAGCAGAGTCTCTACGTACCTATTGTGCGTAGAGTCCAAGGACACCTCAGTCCAACGCTCCTTCTCTACCCCGTTCAGATTCACTACCAGATCGAAGGTTCCGTACGACGTAGCCGTAGCGGACTCCAAACCGTCGGTAACAACGGCTGTCAAGTCGTTACCCCACGCTCCGTCGTTCTGTGCGGTGAGCAGGAAGTGGTTAGCGGCAACTCCGGCGGTGGTTCCACGGACCTGACCTGTGGCCTTGGCTGACACACCACCTGTGACCCCGCTAGCCAAGGTGAAGGTAACGTCACTAGTAAATGACGTGTTGAACTGGGAACCAGAGGCATGGTTGTTGGTGATCTGCGAGGACACCGTGATGTACTGGGAGCCACTCACAGCGTTGTTGATAGCCTCTGTAGCAGACCCTGTTGACGTGGCGTTAGCGAAGGTCAGACCAACGTAGGTCTCCTTGGTGACGCCCTTGTACTTGACAGTCACGTCCAAGAGGCCCGTACCCCCACCAGTAGCAGAGTCATTGTTGCTGGAGTTCTTGGTGGCAACCATAGTGATATTGTTGCCGTCAGCACCAGCCAACTTAGATGTGGCAGTGAACAGGTTCTTGTCAGTGTCATGGACCAGAGCAAGGGATGCGGCTGTGTTAGCCACGGCGCTCTGAGTCAGGACACGGACAATGTAACACTCAGTACCTCCAGTAGAGAAGAACTGGTATACGGAGTACCCCAGTTCGTATGACGCACTGATGTCGCCAAAGGTGGAGGTAAAGGCCCCCCACGATTGAACTAGTACGGGCTTACCTAACGGGCCCCGAGTAGACTGCCCCACGAATGTGGCAGTTGTACGCCCGGGTCGGCTGGTAACAACGGCCTTTAAAGCGGCCTCGTTAACGTAGACTCCGGGTCGATTGTATGTAGCCATTACGACTTCTCCTTAATACAGTGGGTTACGAGTTTCACGCCAAAACATCCAGCGTGATTTTATCCTTGAATGTGGTGCTACCGGATGCGTAGCCGTCTTCGCCACGAGCAACCTGATACAACCCAACCAAACTAGTGGACGGGATTTCTGATGTGACAGACAAAGTGTATACTTTCCTGAAGATCCTCTTCTTGAATCCGGCCTCTTCATCAAGCATGTCAGCAGAACGCCATTCAAGTAGGTCCATGTGCCTACTAGTATCATCTATCGGCACGTTTAGGTACCCACGTCGGAATGGGGCTACTTTAGTTAGAATGTGAGCATGTAGATAACGATCATGTATGGCTGACCTAGCAAAGGTTGTAACTTGGTATAGCAAGTCAACTGGCACATGCTCCCGAGCACTCAGAAACGGGGTTGTAACACCAGACGCCAAAGTGCTCACGTCATCCGTATGGTCAGGCCAATACGTAAACGAGGATACGTCACCATCAGTTGCGTAGTGTCCAGCAGGCTGACCAGCCGGAGCAGTGCCACGAAACGCATAGATAGTAGAGTCAGAGTGCTGGCGACCTCCAGCGTGGTTCACGTTCAATAACTCCAACGTAATAAACGGATACTTCTTCTCAGTCTCCCCCTCTGGGTACCTAAAGAACACCTGTACGTCACGAGTTGAATCCCTGTCATCAGACAACTGGATGCCACTGAACTTGACCTTCAGGGCCTGATCTTCAGCCAGTAGGAAGCCGGTGCGATCAGCCATGTGACACCACTAGTTCACCCATTAGCCGATCTGACTCGACGCTAATACGGTCACCAAGTGGCTCTTCCTCCCGGTGTAGTGTCCTGCGAATGAACCCCTGCATAGGAGTGCCTTTAGTGTCTCCGTACTCCAGAGCGAAGGCCCTTTCGCTCAGGTGGTCAGGGAGGTTGTAGAAACCAAACGAAAGCATATCGCCACCGTCCTCGTCCTGCGTCACATCATAGTAGGGGGCCAGTTCAGCGTAGTTCTCGTCCCTCGACAGAACCTTGCGTGCTTCAGTCACATGGTGGTCAAGCGCCTCGTTAATAGCGCTCGCAGTTATCTCCGGCAACTGGAGGTACAGCCTATTCCCATAGGAAATAAATGCAGGGATACCAGAACTAAATAGTCCTAGGTATTCGTCAGAGGACTCGGCAACGTCAGTTAGTGGCTTTACAGCCATGCGCTCTCCTAGCGTCCTCTGGGCAACTGAGAGACCCTAATGCTCATTAGGATCTTGTACTAATGATACACCATTTAGGACGGAAGAGTAGCAGGCCATCCGTAGTCTATTGCGGTCACAGACGTGGGCCCGGGGTCGTTCACGAACTCCTGATCGAGGTACTTCTCGATACCTTCAAACGTGACCACAACGTCCTCTTGGGCACGTCCTCTCACCCGGTAGGCGTTAACAGAATAGTGCCTACCATCGTAGAAGAACATATCGTTTAAGTGTCCTCGGTACTCCGACACGTTGCTGACACCAGCGTCCCGCATGTCCTTCACAGAGGCTACGCCGAACACCACCTGTACCGGGTGGCGACCGTCTGCCGAAGCCCTCTTGGTGTCCTCGGTCTCCTGTATCTGGAGCACCGGAATGAGGACCCCGGTCTGGTAACGCAGTCCACCAGTTGTCAGCAGACCCTCGTCGTACACATCATCGAACAGACTGTCCGTAGCCGCTGTTGCGCCGAAGGGCTGCAACTCGTACCAGATAATAGTTTCTCCGGTGTCACGATGGTACCGGCGGTAGTTCTCCCACACATGATCTAGTTCACGCTTTACGTCGACCACTAGAGATACCTAACGCCTGAAACATACCCTTCAGGAGGATCACCGTCGATGAACACGTCGGTACGTAGGTCATCCTGCTCCTCAGCAATGGTGATCTCTCCATCGTCAATCGGTGAGTAGATCCGCTCAATCGGGCCGTAGTCGCCCAACTCACGAGACTTCTGTACCGGCACCAGTCGGTTGGTGGTGCGGGAGGTGCGCCGCAGGTTAAAGACCTCGATGCGGTCCAGACCAATGTTGAGGGCACGGGCCTTCTTCTCGTACTCTGCGGTCCAGTGCTGTAGGAGTTGCTGGATCATGCGGAAGCGTTGAGAGGCAGGGATGTGGACGGCCTCGGACGTGGTGATGTCGATGTCCCTGCTGTACTCGGTCATCAGTCCCCAGAGAGACTCGATCATGGCGTCAATGCCAATAACGTCCTTGACCACGGAGGTCAACTGTTCCTTGTCCATGTCCAGATTGTGCATGTGTTGGTTCAGGGCCAGCGTGGCGTAGAACGTCAGGTCTGCGGGGAGGAGCCACTCAAAGTAGTAACCCTCTACAAGAACTTTAGTTCCC